ATCTGTAAGTGCCAGCGACTCTCTATTAGCCGGAGTCACTGACACCTTCACAGGTTCACAAGCGTTCGCTACAACCGACTCTATCGGAGTCAGTGCTACAGAAACTGCCAATATCGTATCTACGCTTTCTGCGATCGATACTCTGACTGTTGGAGTATCGGATCTGATCTCTCAATTGAGCGCCGTTTTAACCGCGAGCGACAGCCTAGCCGTCCAAGCTGCCGAGACACTCAATGCGTTATCGGCTCTTACCGTTGCTAGTGATTCCATCAAGGTTGGCGCGACGGATATATTTACCGGCAGTCAAGCGCTGACGACGACCGATACGTTGAGCGCGGGGCTCACTGAGCTGACAAGTATTGCCTCCACGCTTTCCGCTAGCGAGAGCCTTGCCGTTGTTCTAACAGATACTGTTACGCAAGTATCAGCGGTCTTGTCAGCGGTCGATTCATGTGTCGCGCAACTCACAGAAAGTACGAGCATTGCGAGCAGCGTCTCGGCCAATGACAGCGTACGTGTGAGCGCAACCGATACCTTCACGGGTAGCCAAGCGTTGAGTTGCGCGGATGCATGCGCAGCGCAATTGGCAGAAAGCACCTCGATCGCTGCCAGTGTCTCATCTACCGAGAGTCTGGCTATCCAACTATCAGATACGGGGATGCTCTCGCAGATTACAGTCTCTGCCACAGAGAGTTTGACCATTGCGGCAACTGAAATTGCCAACGTCGTTCAGAATACGCTCCTATCCGTAGTAGATACCTGTGCAATCGCCTTTAGTGAATCGGCTGTACTTGGTCTCTCGTGGACGGTTGCCGAGACCTGCCGCGTCAGTCTTACGGATACGTTCACTGGGTCACAGGCGCTTATCGTTTCGGATCTCAGTAGTCTGTCAGTATCCGAAGATCAGATAAGCTCCTTGCCAACCGCAGCCTCTGAGGTGGTCGCTACCTCCATCTCGGAAGCTGCCTTGGTTGGAGCAACTTTCTCGATTGTTGATGCGCTTGCGGTACAGATCGGGGATACTGGATCACAGCAAAATACTGAATCAGCGATCCCGAAAACAGCGCACGATACAGTCAGCGTGCAGAGCAGTGAGGATGCCGAGATGAATGTGCATGGCCCATTCTGGAACGGATGGAACGGCGAAGAGCCAGCGCTTGTGAGTGCAGGCAGTTACGAGATGGGCCGTAAAGAACATTCATGGAAACTTAACTGGTAGAGGAGGCATGATGGGAAGCGATCCTACAATGGTGACCATGCGGGAGCGGGTGAAGGTAGTGAAAATGGATCTAGACAATCCAGAGCAGCCGCCTGAGATTATCGAACAGGAAGCAATCCATAAGATCAGTCTTGATGAAGCCGTGCTCTTTGGGTTTACCCCTGGGCAAGGGTTTTCCTCAGATGCAGACCGACAACCGCCAGAAGAGGGGATGAAAGTAGGCGACGTATGACCAGCGAATACAAGCCGCCAACGAAGATTGTTCTAGATTCAACGGGGACGCGGTTTGTGAAGTGTGACCCCCCACGCTCAAAAGTGGCAATCATTGCAGCCGATCCGTCGTATATCCAGGCTCCGTTTGATGATCATGAATGGGAAGTATGGGGGTGTAATTCATTGTGGAGGTACTGCCAGAATGACAAGGGATACTTTCGGGCTGATCGGTGGTTTGAGATGCACCCCTTGACTGTGCAAACACCGGCAGAAATGGATGCTATTCGCGCTTGCCCTATTCCGATCTATCTCCTTGGTGATGACTCGAAACAGGCCCCTCTTGGGGTACCCTATCCATACGAGAAGGTGTTTGCACAATTCCCCTATCAGTATTTTACTTGTACCTTTGCGTATCAGATGGCCTTGGCGATCCATGAGGGGTTTACAACGATTGGTCTATACGGGGTTGAACTGCACAGAGGGACATCCAGGGAGCGGACAGTAGAGAAGGCTTGTGTTGAATTCTGGAAGGGCCTAGCAATTGGCATGGGGGTAGATGTCCTGACTCCACGTTCAAGTCAGCTCGCCTTCCAAGCGCAACGCTACGGGTATGATTATCAGGACGAGAAGGCCGCTGTTGACGAAGTAGTTGACGGGATATTCTTTGAACGGTTGCAAGAGCTGGAACAGAGCGGCTGTATCGAGCGCATGCCAATCGGTACTGTTATGAGCAATCTTGAGGGGAATGCATGACTACCTGCGACTCATCGTATGACATGTTTTATGTTGGACGGAGGATGAGCCTGCACTTACCGCGTGGTGTTGTGTCGCATGAAGTCAACGATACCGGCGGGATTATGTATTTTACGGATGGAACACGTACTAGCTGGCGCCGTGCCGATCGACGGATGAGCTGTCCTGATTGGCGCCCGTATCATTTAGCTAACTGGAACCTGTCATGACGAGAACCGATGCCTTTCTCTTTGCTGTAAAAAAGGTCATGGAGCAGCAGCGAACGTTTATCGATGGGTGTGATGTAAAGAGCGTGCAAGTGACTGTGTCGCTCAATCGGGAAGGCCAAGCCAATGTGATGATTACACATCGCACAGAGGATACCGTTGTCGGATGCCATGACGGCATTAAGCGACATGATCGGTTTCTTTTTTCTACCTAGGAAAATAGTTCTTTACTTTTAAAGGAACTAATATATAGTAAGGGTAACAATTTAGAGTTACGACCTGGGTAAAAAGTGAGCCAGGATTCTCCGTAAGGGGGGTCCTGGCTTTTTTGTTGTTTAAGGAGGAAGCCATGCCTTTACTACAGACGGGCCGAGATGCCATTTCAGCATTGATTATCTCTACGGGCGTAGGTACCTCTTTGGCGCGTCCGTATAACAGCACGGCGGCGTATTTCGTTGTTGGGAACTCCACCGCAACGCACGCCACAAACCAAACGTGGATGCAGGGTGCATCATCGACCATGAAATCGATGGATGCGACCTACCCGTCCCGCGCCACGAACGTTGTGACATTCCGCAGCACGTTCTCAACCGGTGAAGCAAATTTCGCGTGGAATGAATGGGGCATTTGGAATAGCACCTCTACCACTGATGCCAACGCAAGATTGCTGAATCGCAAGGTTGAGGACCCTTCATTAGGGACTAAGACCAGTGCGCAGAGTTGGCAGATCACTGCTGATATTACAATCACAACCTAGCTATTGGCTAGTAGTGAGGTTTGTGCAATGAAGACGACCTACAAGCAGTACAGCACAACGGTTGAACCACTTGGCGAACGCAAGATGGGGTTCGTTATTTCTACAGCAGCGGTGGACCGTGACGGCGATACCGTGGACCCGAAAGGGTGGGAGCTTGGGAGCTATACAAAAAACCCTGTGGTTTTGTGGGCTCATGATTATTCGCAACCCCCTGTAGGCAAGGCCGTCAATATTCAAGCAACAAAGGATGGGCTGAGGGCAGATGTAGAGTTCCTTCCGCAAGGGATGAACCCGTTTGCAGACATGATCCACGATATGTGCAAGGGCGGCTTTCTCAATGCTACCTCGGTGGGGTTTCGGGGGATGGAATCTGATCCTTCTAAGGATCGTAAGGGCGGGTATGACTTCAAAAAGCAAGAACTCCTTGAGTTTTCTATTGTCCCGGTTCCATCAAATCCAGAGGCGTTAGCGCTACGCGGTGGAAAGAGTGACCAGGTGCAACGGTATGCGAAGGCCATGCGGCATTGGACAAAAGATATTCTTGGCGATGAGGCCCCTAAACTCGATGCTGAACAGTTCGATTCTTTGGCGGATGCGATTGCGAAGGCCATGAAGGAGCCTGAACCAAAGGTCGAAGAGAAAAAGGCCGATGTAATCGCGCTTGATTATGCGGCTATCGCGGTTCAAGTCGCCAAGATTCTCAGGCCAGTTGAGACCAAAGACATCAGCACAGACGTTCTGAATATTGAGCAGGTCGAAGGGGAGATTGATTGGGACGGGATCAAGTTCATTGAAGAGCCGACGCTTGATGCAGAGACCGTGTCGAAGATGTTGATAGACGGTGTACGAGAAACGATCCGTGAGATGGCGAGTGCCTCGGCGCAGGCAGCCGTCAACAGAATGACTGGGCGCCTAGACTAACGGAGGACCATATGAGCGACGCAATTAAGACACTTGACCAACTCAGTGAGCACGTGAAGAAGACCACGCTTCCTCTCATCACGGAAATGATGAGGACAGACGGCCAGAAAATCATGGCCGATGCTGTGGAAGAGCTGGTCTCTAAGCGATACGAGCAGCTGAAGAAAGATGCCCCGTGGATGGACGCCCTCAAGGATTCCACCAAGGAGAAATCCAATTTTGTCGGCAAGAAAGAGCGCGAAAAAGGCGAAGCGGCTGGCCGATTTATTCGGGCGGTCACAAAGTGCCAAGTTGATCGTAGGCCGTTAGACGCAGCGTCTATTCAAGCACAGCTGAAAGCATGGGGTGATGACGATATTGCAGATATTGTCGAAAAAGATGCCATTCGGCAGAAGGCGCCAATGTCTGTGACATCACCGACAGACGGCGGGTTCTTGGTCCCTGAGCAGTTTTCTCAGGATGTGATTGAACTCTTGCGCCCTCAATCGGTTGTGCGTGCCATGGTTGGCAGAACGCTCCCGATGCCTGTCGGATCAATCAATATTCCGAAGATCACAGATGGGTCGACGGCGTACTACCAGGGTGAAAACCCCAACGCCACGAAGAGCGCATTGAAAACAGGCAACTTGAAACTCACCTGGAAGAAGCTCATCGCCTTAGTGCCGTTGTCGAACGACCTTGTGCGATACAGCTCCCCTGGTGCAGATGCCATTGTTCGTAACGATATGGTTCGGGCGATTGCGCAACGCGAGAATCAAGCGTTCTTGCGTGACGACGGGACGAATGCTGGGCCAAAAGGTCTTCGCTACTGGGCATCGAACAGCAACATCATTGATGTGAGCAACCCGACAAATACTATTCAGACGGTGGCGACGGACTTAGGCCGCTGCGTGTTGCAGTTGGTTAACGCCAACGTGCCGTTGTCGAAGCCAGGATGGCTGTTTGCTCCTCGGACGTGGAACTACCTCCGCATGTTGCAGACCACGACCGGCGCATTCATTTACCAGGCTGAAATGAACAACGGATTGCTCCTAGGGTATCCGTTTAAATGGTCCACGCAGATTCCGACGAACCTGACGGATCATGGACGGACCACGAACGGCGGAGAATCGGAAATCTACTTTGCCGATTTCGATGATGTAATGATCGGTGAGGCGATGAGCCTCCGGGTTGATGCCTCAATGGAAGCTACGTATGTGGATGGTGGGAATACGGTCTCGGCATTTTCGCAAGATCAAACGGTTGTTCGCGCGATTACCGAGCACGATTTCGCCGTACGACGTGATGTGAGCGTATGTGTCATGAACGGCGTGACCTGGGCGTAAGAGGGACAGTTGATGGCAGATAATAGCGGGCGCACTAGCGCCGGAACTAAGTCAACAAGGAGGGGGTTATGATTAATCGACATATCGGGATTTACGTTCCCGGCGTCTCAGTGCAACAGAAAGCGTTTACGTGCTCGACTGGCGACGTCTTGTCAGGTGCGGCTATTAACGGTCGAGTCATTGACCGGCTTGGCCTTGGCGGTGCACGGATCTACGAAACGGCGGAACCGTTCATCACGTCCTATACTACAGTCGGAAGTACAGCAGCCGACAAGAAGCTGACGCTAAGCGTTAAGCTGCAACACGGTGATAGCTCAGGTGGTGGAGACATGGCGGATTATTCAACCGGCATGACCAACGCGGACCAGAATTTCTGGACCACGGCGGAGTCCACAGCCTATCAGAACTGGTCAACGGGTGCTCAGTTCTTCTCCCACGAATCTTGGTACAACGTCATCCCGGCGAAACGCTTTGTCCGTCCGGTTGGCGTGTGGACACGTGGTGGGTCTTCGACCTCCACCGCAGCAGGCAGCATCGACAATATGTACGTCTCGCTGGGGGTGCGGTTTGGTGGATCCGATGCAGATCCACAGGCCACATCGACCAGTACTAGCACGTCAACCTCGACCTAGAGGACGATGGTTATTCTCGAAGCACAAGAGCCATGTATCCTTCGCGGTTACGGGTTCTACAACAAAGGCGACAGGGCGCTCTTCCGCGAGGAAGAGGCCCTGACGCTCCTCGATCAGTTCCCAGACGGGTGGCGTGAATGCCGCCGTGAGGATGCCAAGGTCAAAGCTCTCGATGCGCCGCCTGTGAATAAACAGGTTAAAGCGCCGGAGCGGAAAAAATGAGGGTGTCATCTCATGGAGCAGATCAGTGGCATTTACGCAATCACGCATGTTCCTTCAGGACGGGCGTACATCGGTAGCTCGAAAGATGTAATTGCACGGTGGGCCGGTCATCAAAAGCGTTTAAATGCACGCACGCATCATAGCAGTAAATTGCAAGGCGCCTGGACTAAGTACGGTGCCGACGCATTCCATTTTATCATCATCGAACAATGTATAGCGCTAGATCGAACGGTACGCGAACAGTTCTGGATTGACCAGACGCAGGCGTCTAAGAAGGGCTACGGCTTTAATATGAGTAGCTCGTCATACGGGTCAAGTCATCCTGATATTAGCGCCAAGATTGCCGCATCGTTAACAGGGCAAAAGCTCTCAGAAGAACGAAAAGCGAAAATATCGGCAGCTCATAAGGGCATGGTGCGGGGGCCGCATTCAGAAGAGCATAAATTGAATCTCCGCGCTGCTCATTTAGGAAAGAAGCATTCGGAAGAATCCCGGCAGAAAATCTACAGTACTCATTGGGCAAGAGACCCTGTTCGCAGAGCAGAGGTTATAGCCAAGCAGATAGCGACAAAAGCGGCCTGGACGCCTGAGCGCAGGCAGGCTTTTATAAGTAAGATTGGCCATACTTTGTTCACGCGAAAGGCGGTGCTCTAATGGGTAGCGAGAAGATGCCATTAAATGATGATGATATGCAGGTAGATTTCAACCACCCATGCGCCGGACATGTCAAAATTTTAGATCACGAAAAGGGAGTGGTTGAAAGCTATTGCCCTGACGGAACGAAACGCACGAAGATGGCCATTGTTGGGTTCGCGGCTTCATCTATGCATCTTGCGCCATTCAATGATCCGTCATGGGAAATCGTAGGACTAAACCAGCTATACAGAAAAATACCTAGGGCCGATCGATGGTTGGAGATACATGCGAATTATTTAGATGCTGTCGTAGAGGGGACCGATCACAAGAAGTGGTTGGCCGAGGCGCCCATTCCAATCTACATGGCAGATCGTGTTCCAGGTATTCCCAACAGTGTCCGCTTTCCGATCGAACGTGTCATGAAGGGGCATCTCGACTACTTTACGTCTACAGTCGCGTTCGCCGTTGCTCTGGCCATTGAGGAAGGCTTTAAGGAAATTGGCCTATGGGGAATCGATTTGATTGTCGGAGATGAATATTTCTACCAAAAGCCATGCGCTGAGTTTTGGTTAGGGGTGGCGCACGGCAAGGGCATCACGGTCACGTTGCCTAATACCACGGCCCTTTGTAAGCAGTCACATCGCTATGGGTACGAGTCTGAGCCAAAGAGCTTGATTGCTTTAAGCGAACTTGCCAAGCGGAAAGCTGGGCTCTTGGATCATCGGCATAAGCTCATGATCGAATTAGCGAACGTAGATGGAGCCGTGCAGGATTGCCAGATGTGGGGAGACTTGGCGGATCTTCGGATGAAAGGTGGAACGGTAACACCCTAATGCTACGTGTCTGTACCAGCTCAACTGAATCGGCGTTGATGAGCCTGACTGTCTATAAGGCCACGCTTGGCACGACCTCTACCGCTGATGATGATAAGATGCAGTACGCTCTCGACCGCGCAACAGCATTGATCGAGGGTTATCTTGGGTATCCATTACGTCGCCGGGTTTACAAGGAAACAGTGGCCGGGTACGGGTCGCTTGAATTACAGGTCACCCGTACCCCGCTAGTCGCCGTTGAAACCGTCTCATTCCAAGACGAGGAAGTGGACCCGACGAGTTACGACATTGCGAATGAGAGCGCCGGGATTATCTATCGAGAGTTAGGCTGGCCGTGGACGGCAGGTGTTGAATATGACCTGGTTCCGCATGTGACGCCACGCAGCGAACTGAAGAGTTTTTCGGTGGTCTATGAAGCAGGATATTGTGTCAATGGCTCGACTGAAGACGGATGGTTGACAACCGGTGAAGCTGTCCCTAGTGACATTGAAGGCGCCCTTGTCAGCGCTGCCACGTTTCTCTACAAAGGCGCTGGGCGCGATCCATCAGTAGCAAGCAAGAAGATCGGCGATCTGTCCATCACCTATCAAGGCGGTGGGCAATCGTTTGGCAACGGAGGCTCTGTGAGTGTGGGGTTGCCGGATACCGTCAAGGGGATGCTGTCGCACTACCGGAGGTTCTAGGTGTCGTTTTCTGATTTCATCGATATGTGTCCGCACACTGTTACGGTAGAGCCGTTTGTCAGTCTTGACCCGTACCTCAAGTATACCTACGGGCCTCCGGTGACATATCGCGCCCGTGTGCAAGGCAAGAATCAAATGATCACCACAGTACAAGGTGAGGACGTTGTGAGTAGCGTGCAAGTCTATCTCAGTGGAACGGTTACACCACAGGATAGGATTACGCTGCCGTCTCCATTTTCCCCCTCGCAACCGAGCATCCTAGCAATCGGACAGGTGAGCGATGAATCAGGGTCTCATCACCAAGTGGTCTATGCATGAAAGTGGAAATTGAGATGAAAGGCCGTGAAGAGATGCAGCGAGCACTTCGCTTACTTGGTCCAAAGGCAAAAGAGGAAATGGGGAACGCCTTATGGAATGAAGGAAACCGGATCTTGAATGCGGCGAAAGCCATTACGCCATTTGATGAAGGAACCTTAGAAGGATCTGGAACGATGTCTCCGTTGCCAGAGCATACTGCTGACGGAGTAAGCGTTACGATCGGGTTTGGCGGTGCAGCGAAAGAGTACGCAGTGGTGCAGCATGAAGAATTGTCCTACCACCACAAACCTCCGACGCAGGCGAAGTTTTTGGAGAAACCATTTAAAGAAGCTTCAGAGGGTATGGGATTTCGCATTGCTCAAGAGCTGTGGAGGAAGCTGAAGTAATGCTCCTTGATGACCTAGCGGATGTACTTAGTACGGGCGGGATGGGAACGATCTACAAAGATCAAACCCCACCAACGCCTGATACCGTAACAACCGTGTATGGGCAACTTGGCAGTGCGCCTACCTATACCATGCGCAATCCGCACGTTTTAGAAGAGCCGAGAGTGCAGGTGGTGTGCCGATCGGTGGATTTGCAGGAAGCGCATATCAACGCACGAAGCGCATATGGGCTACTGAGCGGCATACGAAATCGCGTTGTGAATGGCGTGACGTATCATTGGGTGCAGGCAGTGCAGGAGCCGGTGTTAATTGGCAGAGATCAGAATGCGCGTTTTACGGTGGCGTGCAATTACAACATCAAAAAGGACCGTTCAACCTAGGAGGATGCCATGAGTGAGATTTTCAATAGCGCGTATGTCTTGATTTCTACGTCTACGGCAACAGGAACGAGGGATATGTCGAATCGTGTCATGAAAGTCACGCTTGAACGTGACGGGGACGAGCACGATGATACCGTCATGGGATTGACGGCGCATTCTCGGGTGATCGGGCTGGAAAGCTGGCAGTTCTCCATGAGCATGTTGCAATCATTCTCGACGACCGATGCCGGGGAGAACACAAACAAGGTCCTTCGTGAATTGTACAACACGTCGAAGGCCGGGAATAAGTTCCTTGTGACGGTGCGAAAGCATTCTACTCAGGCTCTCGGCGAAGGGAATCCAACATGGTCTGGGTTGTGCGTCTTGAAAGGGTACAAACCATTGGATGGAGAAGTGGGAGATTTGCTGAAGACTGACGTGGACTTCCTTGGTTCTGGGAACCTCAGCGAGTCTGTGACTTCATCGTAGTCGTTTCTGCATACGGAGGATGCCGTCCGTTTTTAACTGTAAGGAGTTGACTCTATGCCTCCGAAATTGCCGGTGTTGAGTGCCGAACAGATTGCAGCCGCATTAGATTTAGCTGAAATAGATTACGAAGTGCCTGAATGGGGCACAACCGTTAAGCTCAAGGCGTTTACGATAGACCAGCGTGATCAGGTGTTATCTGCCTGTACAGAAAAGGATAACGCCATTGACGCCAAGAAATTGATCCGCTTGCTTGTGGTGCATGGTATTGCAGAACCAAAGCTCACCTTAGATATTATTGCCAATAAGAGCTTTGCTGTCGTTGAGCGGATTGCCCAGGAAATTATGAAGCTCAACGGGATGTCGAAAGAGAAAGGGCCTTCGGCGGCAACGGTGGCCGATGTGACCTTTCGACAAGAATCCTGAGCTGATCTTTCATTTCAGGCTAGCGATGGATCTCGGGATGACAGTCGGGCAACTTCGTAAAAGTCTCACCGTGTGGGAGTTGCTCATGTGGTCGGAGTTCTACCGACGTGAACGGCAAGAAGTCAAAAAGATGCAGGATAAACAGAAGAGGAAACGCTAGTGGCTATTGATGTTGGCGAAGTTGTCGCAACCCTTCGCGCAGATACCAAGCAATTTGAGCAGGCAATGGGCAAGTCCAATACGTCCATGCTGGCGCTCGGGGCTGGGTCTGTGGCGATGGGTAACATTGCGTCGCAAGCGTTCAATCATATTCTAGCCGGGGCCATGAGTGCCACATCAGCCATTGTGCGGTGGGCCGGTGAAGCCTCGGCAGCCGCCGAGCACACACGTATTCTTTCCATGCAGCTCGGCATTGCCGATCACACCTTGGAAGCCTGGGGGATGGCAGCAACCCACGCTGGAGGGAGTATCGAAACTCTATCTAGCGGGATGCGGACTCTCTCTCGGCATTTAGAAGGGCTTGGGTCTGGCGCTGAACAATCGGTAGAGCTGTTCAACAAGCTAGGCTCAGGAATGACCGTCGTAGAAATGGCAGGCATGAGTACGGAGCAATCCATCCGTCTTGTCGCTGACCGTTTCGCCAACATGAGTGACGGGGCTGAGAAAAGCAAGATGGCAATCGATTTGTTTGGTCGATCAGGCTTACAACTCTTGCCGATTCTGAACCAAGGCAGTGCGGGACTTGATAAAGCGGCGAAAGAAGCGGCAGATTTTGGAATCGCTCTCACAGATACGCAGCGCAATGCATTAGATCGGTACGATACCGCTGTCGATAAGATGTCTAGCGCCCTCCAAGGGTTCAAGAACCAAGTCGCTGCCGCGTTTGCTCCGTCCCTCACCAAGAATGTTGAATGGATGACCAGTGCAGTCAGTTACGCCAAGTCCATCTTTACTGGCTTTGCTGATGCAGCAGAAAAACTCTTTGTGCGGTTCGGGGCGATGTCTGCCGCTATTCAGATCATGGGGCAACAACTCTTCTCCATGTCAGTGTTCAATAAAGAAGCATGGCTCCAGACGCTAGACCAGGTGAAGGCCGTTGATGCGTGGGCAGAAGCACAGATCAAAGCCATTGATACCGGCAAGAACGCCGAAGTTCAGATGGGCGCCAACATCACCAAGACCAAAGAATACACCGTCAGCCAAGTGAAGCTCGGGGAAGCGATTGTTGCAGCCACAAAAATACAGGTGAAGCAATTAGAGGAACTGAAAGAGCGGGCCATGCAAGCGATGGCGGATGACTTTGCCAAAGGGGACCGGCAGCAGGAATCCCTGAACGATAAAATCAAAGACAACATGATTCTCTATACGGCCAGGAAAGAGGCCGATGAGAAATTTTTTCAAGAGAGCATCGAAAACAATATGCTCCTCTACCAATCGAAAAAGGAATTCGAGGAGAAGCAGCGGACTGATGCAATCGAAGCGAACATGATGCTGTATCAGGCTAGCAAGGAAGCCTTGGAGAAGAAGACTCAAGATGAGATTGAAGCGACTATGCTGGTCTATCGAGAAAGGCGCAACCTTGAATTAGAAGAAGAGGCGGCACAGGGTAAAGCACAGCAAGCTCTAGGGCAGTTCATCGTAAAGAAGGAGCAGGCACGGCAGGCTATGCAATTCGGATGGGCCGATGTATTTGGTGAGGTGTCGCAATCGGCGCAGTTTGCATTCGGGCAAATTAAGTTCGCTTTTGGCAATACGGTTGTCGGTCTTATGCAGGGGACTGCGACATGGGCAGACTTTTGGAAGTCTGCGCAAGGGTCTATCCTGAACTCGGCGGTTCAATTCGGAATTGATATTGTCGCTCAATTCCTCATGAAAAACGCGGCAATCTTAGCGACTGAAATGGCGACAGCTACCGCGATGACTGGGATATGGACATCGACAGCGGCATTCGTCACAGGAACGTTTGGCGCGTTGACCGGAGCGATTATGGGATTCTTTACAGCTACAATTATTCCGTTCTTTGCTTCTATCGGGACCATGCTGATGTCGTTTCTCTCGGCTATTGCCGCAGCCGCCTCAGCAACTATCTTCGGCATTCCGTACGGGGTTGCGATTCTCGCAGGTGTAGCAATCATAGGAGCGGCGATAGGGTCGCTCTATGCGTTCCACGCATTCGCCGATGGCGGCGTGGTTACGAAACCAACACTCGGGCTAGTCGGAGAAGCTGGACCTGAAGCGATTATCCCGCTTGATCAACTTGGACAAATGGGCGGCGGTGGAGAAACGACCGTTGTAATTGAACTCGACGGACGGCAGATGGCAAAAAGTGTCTTCGATAATATGACTTCTGTCACGCGCATGCGAATGGGGCGAGCATGACATTTGGAAGTTCTCCATTCGGACAGTCCACGCTAGGCGGGAGCACGTTTCGTCTTGTCCCTGCTCCTGGCGGTGGCGGTGAGCCTGAAGTACCGTTAGTAATAGACCCGTTTGATATATCCATCGGCGGCGTATCGTACAAGCCTTTAATCGATAGTCTCTCGATTGATAATGACTCGAATAGACAAGGTACGGCGAGCTTTACGCTCTGCAATATCGAAACAATTATCCAAGTTGGGCAGCATATACAAATATATTTCTATGATGAGCTAATTTTTGCTGGCTATATAGACCGGGTGCAGCTCTATTCCAATAACACGCAAACCTTCAAAACGTATGATGTCGAGTGTATTGATTATGTATTGCTCCTCACACGGAAAAAGATTAGTAGGAATTACACGGGCGCGAGCATAGCGATTATTGCGGACGATGTTATCGTAAACTTTCTTGCTGGTGAGGGCATTACATTAGGATCTTTCGATAACGGGCTCCCGCTTCCATCTGTGGAAGCTACCAATACGTCCATCTACGACCTGCTAAGAGATTCTGCGCAATCGCTCGGAATGACATTCTATATTGACTCAGATCGGAAATTACATTTCAAGAGCGAGTCGGTAATCCCTGCGCCGATGATAATCGATGAGAATATAATCGAGAAATGCAACGTGGTCTTTGACCGTGAAGGGTACCGCAACTACCAGGTAGTAACTGTAACTGGTACCCCGTCATCTGGGCAGACCGCACTTACAGTTTCATATACTGCAACGAACGGAACGCAGATTAGCGAGCAAGCTGGCATAGAGAATGGTCCATTTTTCGACCTTGGGAATGGAACATATATTGAACAGGAATCAGTTACACATCCGACATCCAACTCGCCTGGAGAGTTACTCAAACTTGCTGTTGCCACCGCGAAAGCGCTGCTTTCCGTGAACGGGGAGATGCGCCAGATCTTGAATATCACTACACGACAGTACGGATTTAAGCCTGGGCAATTTGCAACTGTCTCGATTCCGCATCTTGGGGTTACTGGTGAATGGATTATCCAAAACGTGAAGATGCAAGAGGAGAGCGGTAGGTGGCTGGTTACGGATATGGAATTATCCAGAGGATCACTTAAGCAATTACGCTACCAGTTTTGGCTTGATATTTCACGGAAGGGCAAGATTACCGTTATCCCTCCGACTGCTGCCGTGACGCAATCGCAGACATTCTCTA